ACCTGCTTGGTTTTACTGAAGTTTAAAAAACTACCAGTAACTAATATATAACTAGCATCTTCGTTATTATCATACATGCATATATAGTGCGACGAGCTAGTTGAAGCAAAGTTAGATATACCATCCGAGGATGTATCGTTCCAATTAGTTAAGCATGCTATTATTCTATCATTAGCAGAATCAATACACATACCTGTTATTTCTAAACTATCATCAGATAGACCAAAATTAGTTAGCAGTGTATTACCATTAACATTCTCAGCTAAACCTGAATTACCACCAATTGAATCGTTAATAGATATATTTCTAGCATCTATATACTCATTAGTCTGTAGTAACCTAGGGTTTACGTCTTTATTCATCTTCCCTTTAAGGAAGACATTTCTAACTTCTGGCATGTTTTAGTGTTTAATCCATTTAGATTTCCCTCTCATTATTCTAGTAAGTTCTGCTATACCTATTGGCGATAATCTTATTTTAGCATTACGTAGTTTAGCTGATCTATCTTTTTTCAATCTTTGTACAACATACTCAGGCTGTCCAGATCGCGTCGAAATTATCATATATAATATATGCGCATACATGGCTTCTTCGGCCATCTTAGGCACACGTGTGTCTTCGTCGTAAGCTAATCCATCAGTAACGTATTCTGTAACGATGTTAGCTTGAGCTAAATCATTTGAGAAGTTGAAGCAATTAGTTCTTTTATTGATTGTAAACCAACCATTTTGTTGCATGAACTCAGGGCTACCACCGTATCTCTCTCCTCTATTAATTTGATTATAACCCCAGTAGTTATAGTCTGGACTTATATCGTTAAATATACCCGTTACGCTACTTGGATTATTTTCTTTCCAATTTGTTTCAGTTCTAGAAGAATCTTCTATATTTTTTCCATAATCATCTTGTACAAACTGACCTGAAAGATCTTGTTGTGGAGTTGATGAAGGATTTACAGTTAGTTGATTTGCTTGGTATATAATATGCTTGATACCAGCTGAATCAGTATAAGATGTTTGAACGTGACTAACAAAGTCCTGTGGTAATGGAACACTTAAACTTGGTGATACAATGTATTCTAAAGATTTTATGCTATTTATAGTATCATAACTAAATTCCTGTAAACCTCTTTTGGCAAAGAACAATACATCTGTTCTCTTAACGTTTGGTACGAGTTTACCAGCGCCAACGTAAGCAATTAAGAAGTTAGTTACAATGTCATCTAATTTTATGTACTCATAACCACCATAATTATTCTGTGCCGCTGTTTCAAATAAAACAACTCTAACAAAATCTACTGTGCCGGTGTTATCAAGTGGAACAGGAACAGCGTTAGTGCCACTAACGATTATTTTTGTTGACCCTGTTTTAACCTCAGAGCTAACGGTTACCCATGTAACACCTAAGTCACTACTAGTTTGTAGATAGTAATTATTTGGGTATTCACCTGGTACAGTGTCTGTTAGGTCAGTATTAAACGTAGTTGTAAACTCACTTACAGGGCTAGCGGTTAGTGAAAATACTTTTTGACCAACGTAGTATTCCTCGTTAGTCTCGCTTATTAAACCTGTTCCTGGAATTTGCATCTATTATCTTTTTTCGTTTATTTCGTCTTGTTGTATTTGCTGCGTTGCGCCTTGAATTATCTGAGGATCACGTATGATTATTCCAAAGTACATTAATACTCTTAGTATAATATCCGTTTGCTCTGAAGTATGTAATTCAAAGTTAGTTGTACCGTATGTGCTGTTTGCATTAAAATCGCTAGACTGTAGCGTTATAACGGCTGGACTTGTTGATATTACTCCACCAGCAAAGTTTACTGTATCACCTACCGCGTAACCAGTTCCAGCTGTTGTGACTGTAACGGAGGCGTTTGTTGTAGATGTTACATCAACTGATAAAACTAATCCAGTACCAGAACCACTTGTGGTAATAACTGGCGCTGTGTATGTGCCTGGTATACCATCTGTTAAAGTTGTTAAACTAGATGTTAATGTACCTTCTCCTGTGTTTATTAGGTCAGCACCGTAAACTGTTGGATCGTTGATGAATTGACCAAGTGAACCTTTACTATATCCCCAACGAACATCATCTGGTTTTTTAAGGTAATCAACTCCTACTGATGATTGTATACTGCTAGGTGATACGTATAGTTTATCGTTTTCGTATAAACACGTTGGAAATTGCTTTGTAGAAGCTGTTAGTTTAGATCTTTGTATATTGTAAAATTCACCACGCTGTAGTCTTTGTAATTCTTTTATCATACCGTTATTACCAGTATAATGCGCCACGCCTAGTCTATAAAGATTTGCTGGTAAAGTGAAGTAAGGTGTTAGTGGTGTTGTAGCGTTATCGTATGTAGCGCTATCAAATCTTTTAAATTCGGCTAGCTTTTCATCTATGTTAGCTACACGGTCAGCATAGTCAGTATCTGTTTGTGGAACACGTACTAATTGGTTAAGATCTTCTACATAACCTTCGAATATTTCACGCTGAACAAGAGTACCAACTTTTGCCATTTCATCTGGCGTAGCTGAGCCTCTCTGCTCTTTATTCATTATTAGTAATACAGTTTTATAAACCTTATCAACGCTTACTGCCATTTTAGTATTTTGTTAATTATAGAGGTAGGTCACCAAATCGGTAACCTACCCTATAAAGTATAATCACATATTATGTAAGTTTCTTCTCAATAGAGGAGAATACTTCCATACCTTCATCTGTCTTAAAATATGCTGCCATTGCAGAATAAGGATGTTCATCAAAAGGAACGGTAATTAATTTTCTACCATTACTAGCCCATGTAAATGTACGTTGGTCTTGTGATAGCTTAATTATACCGACTTCAGTAGCTCTAATTGCTACATTTCTAAGTTGAACATTATCGTCATTAGCTAACGCTAAAAACAATCTTGCATCTCTTCGTGCTAACAGTAATAAGTCTCTTTTAATTTCCTTAGAGCTCATCTTATTAACCTTAGACCCAATCTCTACTCTCATTATAGCTTCTGCATAATCAATATCCATTTCTCTAGCTGCTGACATCGCTTCAAATTCCATATCAAGAATATCCATATCATCTTCAGCATTTTCAACTGGATCATGTTCTCTATATATCTTGTTTAAAAGTGGATGATATAAAGACATTAGTTTCTGTAATGCTTGTTTAGACTTTGGTACACTCATCGCGCCACCTTCAAAAACTATGTGTTCTAATGTCACTTGACCTACTTGGTCTTCAGCAAAAGGTGATTTTTGATTACTAGCATACCTAATTTCTTTTTGTTCGTTCGTATCCTCATTATAGTACAATAAAGATTTCCTAGTGGTGTGTCTACTAGGTAATGTATAACTAATAGGGCTTTTATCGCCAATTAAGTAATATGAACGATCTTTGACCTCCCATCCAGCCTCTGGGTCTTTACTATGAACTACAGTATCTTCAACTGGTGATTCATTAAAAGGTTCTGGTTGTTCTATAACCGTTTCTTTTTCTACTGCTTTAGTAGGCGCTGGCTTTGTTGTTGCGCTTGTTCTTTTTTTCTCCATGATAAAATATAATAATAAATAAATAAATAGTTAAAACAACTTGAGGCCACAAGATTGCGACCTCAAGTTATTTATTAAAAAATAATAATTAAGCTGCCTTAAACAACACAAAGTTGTTAGCCGCTTGAGTAACCAAACAACGCTCTGACAAGAAGTTAACTTCCATATTGTCAAAACCATTAGTAGGTCGACCTCCAACAGATCCTACCAACCAAGTCTTAATTCTTCTGTCATCGGCTTCAGAAGCTCGGTAACGAGTATGTAAGAATGGTCTACGGATATTAGTTCCAAGCATTTGATCGTATACAGTGGTTGTTCCTGCTGGTATCAAGATACCTTCAATATCACCAATTGATCCACGAGTAGATGCATCATTTAAGTATTTCCAATCAGACTTGTAGAAATCATAAGAACCTCTACGGAAACCTGCAAAACCTAAGTTCAATGCCATTTCCTCGCTGTTTTCAAATACTCCGTAAGAACTACCACCTGAGTAAGCAGCGTTTACAATGCCTAACATATTATCAAACTCAAGAGTTAACTCTCTATTGTTGAACAACATATTCTCTTCAATAGCTCCTTCTTTGTCCAATCGCTTAAGGATTGCATCAAAATCAGCTATTCCAGTAGAACCTGCAAAGTTAGTAAATACGTTACCTCTTGATTCTACAGCAGAGAAAAGACCTTGTGTTCCTTCAATACCTGTAGTTGTCAAGTTGGCGTTAGAGTTCAACTCACCTTCTACAACTGTCATCTCAAGATAATCTTGGAATCGTAGACGAGTTTCACCTTCACCTTTCAAGTACCATAGGTAACCTGATGTTCCGCCTTCGTCAGTAACTTCAACCCAACCAATCTGAGCTGTATCAGAACCTGATACTTCATAGTGATCTTTAATGATTACTGGCTTATTGTTAAACTGAGTAAATGAAGGATATACAGATCCAGCCATTGTGTCAGTTCCTTTAGCAAATTCAGAACCGTATACGAATAGGTTAACTGGTGCGTCAGAGAATCCAGCAGCAGCCATGTTAGCAGCTCCATAAGGTTGAACAGTAATTGTTTGACCGGATACAGCGTTTACATAACATTTAGCAGTTATAATTCCTGTTGCTGCGTCAGCTACAACTACTGTTGCTCCAACACGAACAACGTTAATCAAATCAGTACCAAGTGTGATAGTAGAACCACCAAGAGTAGCTGCTCCAGTAAGATCAACCTCTTGGTTAGCCGTTGCGCTGTCTTTATAAGCTACATGCAAACGGTTTTGCTCAGACCAAACAACTTGATCAGAAGTCATAGGAAGTTCTGCTCCAACCATACGAAGGAATCCAGATACTGTACGATTACCATATCTCTCAGCTTCTGCTTCATAGATTTCTGGTAAGAATTGTTGCGAAAAGTCATTGCCTGCACCTGATGTGAAGTCAATCCAGTTCGCGTCGCTCAACGTTTTTCGCTGAGTAGGGATTAATGAATAATCCGCTGGTGTTAATGCCATAATTTTTGTTTTTTATGTGTTAAATACGTGTTTTAATTTTCAATTTAGAGCTGTCTACACCATCAACAACTTTTACTTTAAAACCACCAACCGTTAAACTCTCAGGTGAGTTCCTTTGTCCATCTTGAATGTTTTTTGATTTCCTTGCAACATCCTTAATAGCATCAGCCTTACCCTGTTCGTAAAAGTGGTTAGCAATAGTATCAGCGTTTGTTGCTGCATACAAGGCTTTGTGATAACCTTTCATGTCATTAACTTTTCCGTCTTTGTCAAGAAACTTTCTTAACACGTTGTTAATTTCAGATTGGTTCTCTGCGACTTTTTGTGGCTCTTTAATACCGTACCTAAATTTCTTTTCACCTAAATCGAAATCAAAACCTTTGAAATCTTCAGTGAACATTTTCTTAGTACGCTCTGAGAAACCCTTATTGTCTTTAAGCCTCTGCTCTTCGTTCTTACTATAGCGATCAAAGAATTCAACGGCTTTTTTCTGCTCGTTAGTGACTGTTGGCCTCGTTTTAATCTCCTTATAATACTCCGTTTTTAAAGTATCTAGAAATTTTCGAGCTTTCGCAATCTCTTCTTTCTTCGCTAATTTCTTTTTCTTAATATCACGAGACTCATCTAAATCTTCGTCGTATGAAAAATTCTCTTCAATTAAGAAATCGACCTCATCATTATCAAGATGTGATCTAGTCTTTTTATAATACTCCTTTAAAAGAGTATTTTCATCAATGTTAGTGTAGTCTGCGTTTAATCTAACGTAGTCCTCCACTGTTCCACCTGTATCCTTTATAAATTTTACTAAGCTGTCTACTCCCTCTGGTAGATGTTCTTTTTCAATATGCTCGTCAATTGGTTCATCAACTGGTTCATCAATTGTTTCTTCGACTGGCGTATCTACTAAATCGTCAGTTACCTCAACCATGATTGGTTCATCAACTGTTTTATCAACCGTTTCGTCAACTGTTTCATCAACTGGTTGTTCACTTAGTTCTTCTACAGGTATTACAGGTTTGTCAATAACCTTACCATCGTCATCAACCTCTTTTTCTTGAAATTTAGTAAGGTCTAGTTTAATGTCGCTCATAATAATATAATATATAATTAGTTAAAAAAATTCTACTTAGGTCCGAAAGCTTCTAACCCAAACCCTCCCAAAGTATCATTACCGCTTGATTCAAAGTTTTTCGGTAAAGAGTTATTTTTTCTTTGATCAATAAGCTCACTCTGTTGAGTAGCTTGGATTTTTGTTCTTCCATCTTTTCTATCTTCTTTAATTCTATCTGCTTCAGTTTTAGATTTAATTTCACCATTCTTTAATTGAAGGTTATAATTAAACTCTATACCCATCAATTCTTTCTTAACATTAGCTTGTTCGTACATCTCTTTTATTCTAAGCCCCGACGCTGCTGTTTCAATAGCAATCTTTTCCGCTGTTATAGCTTGTTGCTTTTGAAGTTCAGCCATAGCTGCTCTCTCAGATGCTTTAGCATTTTCTTCAGCCGTTAACTTAATCGTACTCTGTTGCTGCTCTCTCTCTCTTTCTATTCTTTTCTTTCTTTTTTGCTTTAAAGCTCTATTAGCTAACTTGATATTCTTTATCTCTCTAATATCTATAGTGTCTTCTAAATCAATACCACCAGCTTGCAAAGCTATCTGCATATCTTTTTCAAGTTGTGCCTTATCTTCTTCCTCTGGTTCTAAGCGCAAATATATACCAAAATCGTATAGGTGTAAATTTTTAACCTCGTTAAGTGTACCTACATTGTAAGCACTGATAGCCTTTTGTAACGACATGTTAGTTAATTGATACTCTATTGAATCAGATATTCTAAGAGAGATGTTCTCAGCCAGTTTAACGGTTACAAATAAACTAGCCTGTAATATGTGTCGCGTTGCAACATTAGATGCGTTAGCGGCTAACTTCTGTAATCCTACGAGCATATCTTCAGCTGGTTGACTACCGTCTCGAGCTTCATTTAGTCCTGTAGCATCTCTAATCATTTGTAAGTAATATTGATATGTACCTATTAATGACTGTATCTTTGCCTGCCCGCTTGAAGAATTTAACTCTTGAATAGGAACTTTACCTCTATTCATGTCACCTTCTTGCGTTAATGATCTACCTAATATACTACCTGTTTGGAAGTACATGTTTAATGCTTCTGCTGGGTTGTATATTGTACCATTACCTAGATCAACCTCAGCTAATCCATCTACATCAAGGAAAACACCATCAGGAACTAACTTAGATAAAACTTGTTGCATCTTGATATTTGTAATATCAATCATGTCAGCAAATCCAGTTACTCTCTTAACCGTTGAATCTATACTTCCTTTGTACATTCTAGGTGCACATATGGCATAATTCATATTAACCTTAGTTGTATCAGATTTTGGTCTAGTCATATTACTTGCTAGTTTCCACTCTAGCATTTTCTCATAACCAACAATCTTAGCGCCTGTATACAATGTCTCTATTGATCGAGAAACTCTCTTAAACGTATCGTTTTCTGGCGGATTAAAACTATCGTCTTTTTCTAATGCTTTTTCTAAACCATTACCACCAACTTTTAATTTAAAAACTTGGTTTGTATATGTCTTGTATTCAAAGAATAAAATAGCAATTGTATCACTATTGTACTCTTGCCAATTTTGTAAATACTGGTTGTTTCCTTGATACTGTTGTATCTCTGTTAAGTCATTGTCGGTTAAGTGTGGAAATAATTTCTTTATTTCAGATAAGTATAATAACTTAACTTCACCAACATAATATAAATCTAAGAAATTAGGATCTTCTGTATATGACCAAACCATTTTAGCTGGATCACAATATTCAGTTGTTATACCATTAGATCTATTCCAACCAGTTTTAGCTGCGCCAATACCTAACACAACCAAATCGTAGTTTATTCTTCTTCTTGTTAAATCATATCTGTTTCTTTCAAACGTATTAGATATTAACTCCTCTTCAGCTATCTCTATAGATGGTTTATATTCTAATTGCATATGCAATTCAACCTCATCTTTTGTTTCTGGAATATCTATATTAGAAGGAGAATTAAATAGATTCATACCAGTTGCATTGCGTATAAATTCTAATTCTTCCTTTACAGCCATATCACGCATTAAGTTCTCTGCGTACTTAGTTCTTTTCTTTATTGATTCTGGATCTTGAGAGAAAGCTTTTACTTCATATGACTTTTCTGATATACCATTTACAACAATGTCAACAAATTTAGATATAACCGGAACTGGCTTCCAACTTAAATTTAAATAAGATAAATCACCATTTATAGATAATTCATCTTTAATCTTTTGCATTGGTTGTTCTCCTCTAGCGTATAATCTTAAATTATGGAAACTATTCCAATTAGACATAAATCTATTCTGGGTTCTACCAGTTCCAAACCATTCACCCTCTATAGCTCTTCCAACTTGGTAGCCATATTCAATAGACGCTTTCTCCTGGTCACTAACTACTTGGTCAGGGAATGCGGTATTTGGGTTTGTATTTATTTTCTTCATTATCCTATTTTAGTGTATGATCTTAGATTCAGTACCAGTATTATCATATTTTTTAAAGCCTAAACTTATATTCTGTCTAACTATTTTATTTGCCGGCGCATATAGATTCTTATTACAAGCCATGATAGCTAGTCCAGAACTAATAGCAGCGTCAAATTTAGTTCTATTATTCATATCAAACTTAACCCACTCATTTAAAGTTTTATTAAAGTACATATCTCCATACTCTCCTTCACCTATTAAACCAACGCAGTTATCAATATAAGTTTCAATAGCAGCAGCATGAGCTTGCTTAATATCTTGACTTGTATTTGGTATACCACCAATCTCTCTCTCGGTTATAGATAACTTATTATAACTCTTATCTGGGCGATTCATAGAAAATCCTCTATAACCTCTTCTTTTTATATGGTATAATAATCTAGGCTTATTATTTTCTGCTAAGATAGGCATACCATAAAACACTATAGCCATTAAAACATCTTCAAAGAACATCTCAGCAGTCTGTGGTCTAGCTATATACTCTAAAAAGAAATGCTCAGGTGGTGCGTCTTCCATCGAGAACTTAGTCTTACCATGCAGTGAACCTTTAGATCCTCTACCATCAACTGTTCCAGATATATCATAAGGGTCACATCCAAAAGCACCTACATGTTCATTTCCAGGATACTTAATACCATTCTTAATTATAATCCTATTTTGAAGCTCAGGTGGTGGTGTCCATGATATTAAAAACCTACCATTTTTATTTGGTGCAAATATTACCCTAGTGTCTTCTATGCCATTCTCCCAACTGAAACTGCCTCTAGTTAATGTACCGTGAGCTTCTAGATCTTGATTATAATCTATTTGCTCATACAGTCTTTGTAGATTATATAGTGAGCTCTTTGCCTCATCCCTAAATGCATGTTCCTCAGTTCTTGGGAATTGTCTGTAGTGTTCGTTTAATGAATCTTGATTATCTCTTAAACCTTCTGCTTCATTCTCCCAGAACTCTATAACACCCATGCTTATTTTTTCACCATAAAAACCATCTATTGGTTCATCTGGTGTATCAAATACTGGCATACCATACCTATCAATGTAACCTTCATAGTTCCATTCCATAGGTATAAATAAACTATATAAACCAGATTTAGTTTGACCGTTCTTGTTTCTATCGTTTACATCTGACTGGTAATAAAGCGTTTTAAAGTTGCTACCACCTTTGTCTAAAGAGTTTGATGTTGAACCCATCATACACTTGCCAATAATTCTACTACCTAATCTAAGGCACGTTTTAGTAACACGCCAATTGTTTAAAATATTTTCAGGTCTTTCCCATTTTCCAGATTCATCATGTAGAAGCATCATTAACTTCTCACCATCATAAGAGTTGTCTGATGTATTCTTCCAGTCAATACTTGTATCTAATCCTTCTAAGTCCTCTAGTTCATCTTCTGAATCAATCTTCTTCCTAGTTAACTTAGATGCTGGTACTCTATAAGCTAGTTCTGTTTTTGGTCTATCCATACCATCTTGGATAGGTGAGAAAAAGAATGGATAATTAATTGATATTGGTACAACTTTATCCGTGAAAAGCTTTTTAGCATCTGGTCCAGTTTTAGAAAGGATACCAAATCTCTTATCACTTGAAGTAGTAGCTAAGTTAACAGTTTCACTTGATCCCATAAATGAAAAACCAGAACGTCTATTCTTTAAGTAGCAAATTCCATATGATCTATGATCTGCTTTACATGCCTCCCAGAAAATAAAGAACAATCTATTTGACTCTCTAAATTGAGCTTCACCAACATCGATCTTTGCCCACTGTAAGTACATGTAGTGAGAACCTGTTACGTATGTATCTAATCCATTATTCTTAAACCAGAAACCATCTTCTCTTCTTTCAAACTCTATATCAATGTATTCATGATACTTTGCTTTAAACGTGTCTGGTGTTCTTCTCCAGTCAAATATGCTTTTTATCTTATCTAATTCCTTTGGCTTTTCTAGTCTCTCCCAATACTGTTCTTTATTAATTGAAGACCTAGCTATTACTTTCTTAGGAGCTTTTGGTAGAGCAATTTTTAAACCTTGTATATCAAGTATCTCGTCTATCTCACCGGTCTTGCTTATTATGACAATATCAAATTCAGCATTGTAACCATACTCCCATTTCTTATAACGGTTGTTTCTATCAATCTTAGCCTTTTTTAATGGCGTGATTACTTTATATAATGTCTGCTCGTACATTACTTTTTCTTAGCGTGCTTTTCTGCAAAACCACCAAATGAAGATGTTTTTTCTTCTTCTTTAGTTTTTGGATCGTCGCTAAGTAGTTCTTCTTCTTCCTCTATTCTCTTAAGTATTTCGAATGCATCAAATATTGATAGCTTCTTAGTTGCAGCAGCATTCTTTAGTTTATCAGCAGAGAGTTCTTCACTATTCATTGGTATATCTTCACCGTCAACAATCATTGTTCCCTTAGCACCAAGTATTGGTTCTTCAGCAACTTTAATTAACTCGTTCACAGCTGCTCTGCCAGCGCTTATTATTCTTATCCTAGTTTCCTTAGACTTATCTCGTCCAGCTTGGATTATATTCTTCGTCTCCTTCTCTGATTCCATAACTCAAAACAATATTATTTAATTTCATACAATATAAAAGCATATCGTTAAACACAAACTCAAATTCAGAGTCAGGGGTGAAGCATACTGTTTCTCCTTTTTCGATATTCAATTTCTTATTAGTATATCTAAGTATACCGTGTAGTTCCTTTTCTTTACTAGTACTTGATTCATCTGTTGATTTAACAGGTTGAACAAAGCAATAATCATTAAAGGTTTGCCAATCAGTTGTAGACAATGGTTGATATGCATAGATTTGATCTAATGATACCGCATACATTCCATCAAACATATAACTTCTACTATTCTTTTCTTTACCCCTAACGTCGTAGAATCTTCTAAATACATTATGATGTATTATGACTATATCTCCTGGTTTTATTGGTGTATCAAATGCTTTTGGAACAGCTATTACAACACCTTGTCTATTAACATTCTTAAATGACTCAAGACTTGTATTTGTAACAAACTGTACACCAGCTATTTCTTTCTTATTATTATATCTATGATCGTCTACTGGTTTTACTATAAAATCGTAAAGACTATGCATTAGTATGTTAAATCGTATTCGACCGCTATGGCCATATTTTTATTAAATTTCTTCCACATCATTATCTCACCTGACTTTTCCAACCATATAATGTGAGATTGATCTTCATCAATGAATTGTATTGTATGTACAATGTGATTGTCCCAAGCTGGCTGACCTACGTAGTAATGCATTGCATTATCCTTGTACTCAGTACCTATACTTATTTTCCTTATAACTGTATTAGACCGTCCCATTTTCAACTGGTTTTGTGTATGAACCATCAGACATGTCTATAGATATAGGACCATATTTTTCCTCTAACTCAGCTCTAGTTTTATTTGCTGATTCAATAACCTCAGCATAATCTTTCATTAATCTTGTTTTCTGTAATTCAAGAGAAGCAATCTGCATTGCCATTTGCTCTGTTTTATTGAAATCACTTTTAATTTTCTCTAATTCTTGTTCTTCTATTTTCATAATATTTAATTTTAATTTTTGTAAATTCTACTATGTATTACAACGCCTTTTTAGGTCTACGTGGGCTAGAGGCCATCTTCTTTGTGATAACTTCCTCATATCTCTCTAAACGCGCCGTGAGCGTTGCAATAATTACAGACTGCTCTAATATCAATTTATTATTTATCTCTAACTTTGAGTTTAACTCATCTATTTGAAAAGCATGTTTAGCGTTATTAGAATCCATTGTTTCTTTCAACGCACTTATTGTTTTTTGTTGTTCTTTCACTATAGCTGCTGCTTGAAGAGTTGTTACAATGTAATCCCACTTTTTATATATTAATACTACAAGTGCTATTAACGATACTGTAGGTAAACCGTATTCACCTATTAGTTTAGCTATCCCTTCAATTATCTCCATTTTAATCTTCTATTATTGGACCTACTGGTTCTACAATTTCAATTTCTCCAATAGTGTATGCAATTGCTGCATTGTCTAAATCGGTTTGAGCTTCTAATTGTAGCCAATACACACCGCCAACGGTGTTATTAGTGGGATTCCAATAGAAATCATCAATGCTACTTAGTATTGGAAATTGAGAAACGTCTGGTATTATTAAAGCTGTCATCGTACTGCTGTGTTATAAGTTGTTATTGCGTCATATAAATCGGTTACTTGGTTAGCCGTTAACGAAGCTCCTATATGACTGAAGTTCATTGTTCCTGATCCTAAGAAACTTGCTGAGCCATTATAATTTTGTGCGGCTAGAAAATAAGTATATGTGCTTTGTCCTGTGGAGGCTGCTGTTACACGCCCAATATCTGCCGTATCTCTAAATAAAGTTACCAAAGAACTATCTCTATTTACTATATAGTGCGCAGGTGTTATACCCCCAGATCTCGAAGTCCCACTAGCGTTATTCAAGCCGTAATATATCCTACTATTATATTGTGTGATTGCGTTATAATAATTAGGTGAGATTGTTCTTGCTCCTATTAACGTACCATTACCTCCAGAATATGCACTAAAATTAGCTCCGAAAGAATGATCATTTTGTAGTCCATCGGTAGGAGCGTATCCTGTATCTCCATACTGATCTAAGCCATCAAAAGCTACTCCTGCACTTGAATGTGTAGGAGAATTGTACCAAGTGATTTGGTAAGTAGCAGGGTCTTTAAGATTGTATTCCGCAGCAGCTAGGGAAGTTGGGGATGTTGGATAAATTGCATCTAGCCCTGTCCATATATCTGTGTTATTAGTTGTACTTCCTGTTCCTTTTAAGTCAGAAACAAGTTGAATAACAGCCGCTTGCTCTGTTGGGTCTGTTATACCTGCTGCTGTGATGTAAGCAGTAGCATCAGGGTCTGTTCTTACTGCTGTGTTATAAGTTGTTATTGCGTCTGATAAATCTTTTGCTTGGTTAGCCGTTAATCCTTTGTGTATTGCCACAAAGTCCATCTCACCAGCAAACGGAGCTGATAAAGCTCCAGAGTTACTATAACCTAATAAGAAAAAGTTAGCGTTTGGCACAACCGAACCGCCACTTGATGCCAAGTTTAAGGAAGACTCAGCCCCGTTAGTGTACATTTTTATCAGTGTTCCACTGGTTCTTACTGCCGTGCTTATGCTTCTATTAAGGTCAACAGGATTAGCCGCTGATGATGAAGCACCAATGTACGCTATTTTTCTATTTGCTGAATTTCTTATTACAAACCATCTAACCGAATTATATACGCCTAATGCATAATCACCATCCGAATACTCACCAGAATATGTTAGACCAGCATTATTAATATCAATACCTTCAGTTGTAGGATTCCAATTTGTATCTCCATAGGCATCAGTACCGTTACCCGTTATTCCAGTAGTTGCGTGTGTTGGACCATTGTTCCAAGTAATGTTTTGAGTTGGGTCTTTAAGATTGTATTTCGCAGCAGTTAATGAAGTAGGTGATAATGGATAGATTGTGTATGAATCACTCCATACGTCTGTGTTATTAGTAGTACTTCCTGTTCCTTTTAAGTCAGAAACAAGTTGAATAACAGCCGCTTGTTCTGTTGGGTCTGTTATACCTGCTGCTGTGATGTAAGCCTGAGCAGGGTCAACCGATGGTCCTCCACCAAATCCACTTACTTTACCACCAATAGAATTACCTATACCAAGCCCTATCGACATAGTTTATTATTTTACGCCAATAATGGCAGTTGCAGTTGTTCCTGTAGCTAGTACATAATCTACTACGATTGGTAGAAAAGTACCGTCTGGAATATTAGTAAAAGTAACAGCGTCAGCAAGTTGTGTCTTACCAGCCATTAATACTTTTACGCTACCAGTTCCACCTACATAAAGTATCATCTGGTTTACTTTAGTAGTAGAATCGATGGTATCGCTAGGCGTTACATCTACAGCCTGTGTGCCAAAATCTGGCTGGTTTAAATATTGTCCCATTTTTAAATATTGTATTTTGTATCTCCGTGTTTTGTGTTTGACTTAGTATAAGCCTCTTTTTCCCATGGTGTATCTTTTGAATTTCTCACCATGTGAAGTTCTTTATTAAACTTTTTTCCTTTCCAATATATGTTATCGTCATCGTAAGTAAGATCACCTCTAGATATTTGATTAATATGAACCTTCTCGTGTTCAATTACTTCATCTACAAATTTAGGACTTAATTTTGAATTAATAGCAATAGTACCATTTTTATTAGTTTGACCTAAGACACCAGGTCCTAGATCTTCGTAATAAACAGATGGACCATTTAATTCAATTGGTTTGTTACCTAATTTAAAAGGCATTACTTACAGTTCTTTGACATAAAGGTTCCACCTTTGCTTTTCATCATCAAGCCACTTTTCTCTTTAGCCTTTCCAGCAATTTTACTAATAACCATAGGTGCTAATGCTTTAACTGCCATTCCAACTAGCGGCGCCATTTTTGGTCCACCTTTTTTTGTATTTTTATACATGTTTACTTTTTTTTGTTTTTATTAACTACCACATGAAATACATTCAGAATCTTCTATATCACAAACTTGTGGTACTATCTTAACTTCTTTATCCTTTTGTTCCATTTGTTTTAAAAGTTGCTCAAGCGAGCTTGATTCAGATGTTATGTTCATTGATTTGTTTTTAATAATTTTTACCACTTTACTTTATCCGCCCAATACGCTGCCGACATTTTTCCTTTAGCTATATTTTTACCGTGTCTACTTTTAAAAGACTTTCTTTTAGCCTTCATTCTATCAGACTCGCCTGGTTTAGGTTTGCCAGCAGTGCTAGCTCCGTACTCACCAAATCTTATTATTTTTTCTTTGCCGTTTGCACATGCTTTAACTACGTGTGACTTAGTGCCGCTTCTTTGAGCTTTCGGCGAGTTACACTTCATTTTTGATTTATCTATCTTAGTTGCCATATACTTATATATTACACAATATCATAACTTTTCTATCTAACTATGGTAGCCGTAGTGGAAATATTGATTTTATCAATAATTTAAATATTACATACAGTGCTATTAAAACAATTAATAGCATGAATCCTATTAATAATATTCTCTTTAAATTCTTACCAAGCTGCTCAATTATACCTTGCTTTCTAACTACAACTTTTTCATAAGGAACTTTGATCGTCTTAATAATAGTGTCACTCTTGCATTCTCCCTGAATAAAGGTGGTGTCTCCCACCCTAATATATTTAATGCTAAGTCTATCTTTATTAATAAAAATAGTATCTCTATTCGTATCAATAAAAGAAGTATCATATTGTACAAGTGGTGTATATACTTCGATAGTATCATGTAGTGTATCCTTTTTTAGTATAGATGGATATTTTATAGTTAACTTCTCTATCTTTCTTTCTGCTCTTCTTAATCTACGCTCTATTCTTTTCTCTAAAGAACAAGAAGATAAAATCACTAATATTAATAGTGAGAGTAAACCGTTTTTCCATTTATTCTTTGACATCGTAGTATTTCTTTTCGATTACCAGACTTCTTATACGAGACATGAACCCAATCTGGATTATCATTATTTCCGTACTCCCATATCATTTGGTCAAAGTCTAGATTATCCTTAATAAAATTAAACATGTCAGCGTTTGACATATGTCCGTAAGTATCATCTATGTCCATAGCCTCACCTTTACAATGTTGTGAAGTTGATGATCCACCAAGTTTTTTATTTAACTCAACGGATCTGAAGAAACTATTTATAGCTACAGGACCCGCTACGTGGATTCTAAGAGGTTCAAATACTTTTTCAGCAAGAATGCACATTGCAACCAACTGTTGTTCACTAGGGCTGTTCTCTATGCCATTCTTGGTAGCCGTTTGACTACGTGTTGCCTCTGAATATGTTATATGCTTGCTTATATTATTCACCCTTTGCTCTTTGAGTGATTGGACCTGCTAGATAAGGATACTCATTCTTTGCAAGTAATTGAATACCATCAGCTCCAGAACTACGTCCAGGCGCGATTGGCATATTATCCATATTTAATGGACCTTCCCAAGTAGCATCAATACCTTGTTCTGCTGCGTACTTTCTACTATTTGGAGCTTCGTATATGTTATTTTTTTTCATAATTATCTTAGGTTTCTATTTGCTTCTGAGCCAAACATATTTAATGCGGCATTATCTAATGTATCTGATTGCTTGTATCCAACACCCTTTGAAGGAGAATATATATCTTCTACTGGCACAGGAGCCGTTGCTAAAGCTGCTTGTGTAATAGGGTCTGTCGCTTGCACTTGTTCAGGTTGTACCTGGGGTTGTGCTGATATTGGTTGCTGTGTGTCGTATTGATTCATTGTTTTTTATTTTTGGTATTTTTTAGATCTTCCAGCTGCTCTACTAAAAGCATCAGACACTTGCATAAAAGCAGATATATCTAATTCAGATGTATCTTTTGCAATATCAAGATCTATAGGTGCAGCCTTAAACTTACCAGCTGGCATCTCGCTATCTGGGTAGTCTTTTTCGTTATACAACTTAATGCTAGCATCTCCTTGAACTCTGGTTTGGCCAGTTCTATCATCTGGTGCTGCTTGTCGTGCGTCCATTTTAGAATCACTTGGCGCCGTTGGATCTACATTATTTAGAGTTTTATTGCTAGATTCATATTCACCTTTCTTAATAGAATTGTATTTCTCTAGGTTTTTAGCTTTTCTAGCAGTAGCTTTATCTTCAATCTTAGCCTTTAAAACAGACATAATACCTTCTTTATTTAGGTTCTGACCACCACCAAAATAATCACTCATTTTGTAATGACCTTTCGCGTGTCTAGCTTCAGTTTCTGATTCAGGTGATTTACCCATATTACTTTCTGACAATGTCTTGCTTGGTGATTCATCTTCTTTGGCCTCACCCATGTTAGTAGCTCTACCTATTACAGAGCTTGTTCCAAGCATGGTGTTATTACCATAAGCGCCCTTTTTTTTATCGCTTTCTTGATTTAAACCCGTTTTGTAAAATGCTTTTTTCATATTTTTATCTTGTTTCGTCTTTATTTACTAAATCTATAGATACCTTAAGTACTTTGTCCATATATGTTTCACCCTTCATTATAGGGTTTCTTTTTGTACTACTTGGTAAATCTTCTTGCCCAAGCATTATACGATATATTTGGTTAATTAGTTGCTTACCCTTGAATGTTACTTTATAAAGATTAAACTTCCTAGTTGTGTTGTTCCTTGTTCTCCACACTTCAACCCAACCATCGTTCCTTAATCTATCCCATCTGCCTTTATCCCAACTGTAAGCAAATGTACCTTCTTGAAAGTCTACTCTACGAAAGTAGTCGAGACAGTCTAGATATATTAAAATCTCTAGATCTGCCTCTCTTATACTCTTCGTCTTGTGAGCCCATTTTCTAATAGTCCTATAATGCTTTAATACATTAAGATTTCTTATATCTTCAGCTTCAACGCGCATTATACAACTAAGATAATATCTGGTTGCTTTATTACTTTGTATAATTCATTATCTATGGTTAGATCAAATCCAGCATGCTTATCATAGTATACAACATCATCGATGTTTAATCCCTCAATATCTTTACTAAATTCCTTAACCTTAGCTTCTCTGTATCTTAGATCAGATATATGTATTTGTCCAAGTTCTAATCCACTTTCTGTTTTTATGCTAGCAGCTTTTATAGGCTGAATCAACACATAATTACCCATTACTTTCATTATTCCTTAGTCCTTAAGTTATTAATTACACAGTTTGTTGATAATATAGTTGTAGCAACTGACACCGCGTTCTTTAATGCACTCTTAGTCACTAATAGCGGATCAATAATTCCAGCTTCAATCATGTTGACCATTTCACCAGTCTTAACATTCATACCAAATCCATCTTTAGAACCGATATCATTAATTTCATCACCAAATCTATCAGCATTCTCTAATATCACCTCAAGTGGTTTCCGTATAGAATTTAATAATATTTCCTCACCTTGATTATCAGGAGCAAAACTATATGAAGCATTTAACAGCGCAATACCGCCACCTGATACAACACCTTCTTTAATAGCTGCTCTAGTTGCAAAAATTGCATCTTCAACTCTATCTGTCTTTTCTTTAAGTTCTACCTCAGAATTTGCTCCAACTTTTATTACAGCTACTTTACATGATAGAAATCCTAATCTTCTATCAAGCTGTGCTTTCTTACCAGGCTTGTCCTCTTCTTCTATTTGACGTTTAACTGACTCTATTGCTGCGGTAAGCTCTTCTGACTCCTCTGCTATCTCTATGATGGTCTCATGAAGATCTGTTGTTGCTCTAGAACATGAACCTAAATGCTCAATCTCTATAAGATCAATATCATCACCAAGATCCTCACTAATTACTTTAGCTCCGGTAATTAAAGAAAGATCATGAAGCTTCTGCTTTCTATTGAATCCAAAGTCTGGTGAATCAATAACATTACACTTAATGTTACCTTTCATCTTGTTCATGGCTAATGCACCTGAAACCTGCGAATCCATTTCAGCAACAATCAATAGCTCTCGCTTATTAACCATTACGTGTTTAAGTACAGATTCAATCTTCCTTATGTTATCTATTTTATTTTCACATATCAATACTAACGGATTATTTAGAACGCATTTGTTCTTGTCTTCGTTAGTAGCGAAAAATAGATTAACAAGACCTTTATCAAATGAAGCACCGTTAATTACTTTATACAATGTGTTTTCATCGGATGATTGCTCCATTGTAACTACGCCATTATCACCTACCTCAGCGAAAGCGGAAGAAATTATTTTACCAATTTCAGGATCATTGTTAGCCGATATTGTTGCAATGTGTTTAAGCATATCACCCTTAACTGGACTTGCTACAGATTCTAAGTACTTGATTACTTTTTCAGTTGCAGTCTTAATACCTTCCTTAACATCTTTAGCGTCATGGCTATATGCTTCAGTTAAAATGGCATGTGCTAATACAGTCGCAGTGGTTGTACCGTCACCAGCTTCTTCAACTGTTTTACGAGCGGCATCTTTTAGTAGCGTTGCGCCCATATTTTCAACTGGATCTAATAATGTGATTGCATTTGCAACACTTACACCATCCTTTGTTATTATTGGGTTACCGTCTTCATCTTCTAGTATTACAGCCTTTCCAGATGCACCTAATGTTGAACTAACTGCTTTATACAGTTTATCTACTCCCTGGTAGATTCCTTCTCTAGCCTCTAAACCGAAATTTAGATTCTTTACAATGTTGTTTCCTCTCATGAAATTTAATTTAATTTAAGTACAAATATACTTTATTTTATTATAACAATGGTACAGCTGGATACAAACTCTCAGGCAATACTTCTACTTCTTGCATTTTATATATTTCTTGAAAGCGCTGTTGAATATCTAACTATTGCGTCATCTAGGTCAGTAACTGCGGTAGCATCTAGTCCCTTTGGAATAATCAAACCAAATCTCATTTCCATTGCTGTAAAGTTCTGACCCCCACTACCGTTGTTTTGTGCGCCTACAAATAATGATAGATTGACAGGTGTTCCATTATCTTCAGAAAGCTTTGTCCCTAATGACGTTCCGTTCAAGTAATTCGCTCTTCCACCATTCGCTATTCTATCAGCGCTCACAATCATGCGCCCTTCGTATGTTCCGCCTGTGCTAGTCACCCATCTACCACCTCCTGTGTTGTGAATGTCTTGGTAAAGATTACCGCTGATTAATAACATTCCAGTTCTTTTTCCTGTTGCAATGACAGCACTCATCAAACCAACCGCTACTGGGTTTGCATTCACTATCTGCATACCAAGTGTGATGTCGTAACCATTAGCTAAAGTTTCCACAGCAGGGTCAAAACCTGTATCACCATGCTGATTAGTGCCGTTGAGAGTAACACCAGTAGATGCATGTGTTGGACTATTTAGCCAAGTCATATTAAAGCTAGTGGTATCTCGTAGGTTGTATGTTGCCGCCGATAAGCTGGTTGGACTGATAGGATAAAATGCTGCTGCATCTGTCCATAGGTCTGTTCCACTTGGCGTACTTCCTATTCCTTTTAAGTCAAGTACCAATTGATTAACAGCGGCTTCTTCTGTTGGGTCTGTTATACCTGCCGCCAATATATAAGCCGCAGCGTCTGGGTCAGTGCCAGAAACTTGCGGTGTTAAAAATCCTGGAGTTGCAAGAAACATTAGCTAAAGTTTTGATTTATTGATGCGTAAACATTAGTCCCAATTCTAACGAATGTTAAAATATCTGATTGACCACTTGTTTGTGTAATAGTTGGGGTTATACCACCAGACCACTCAATAGTACCACCACCAGCGTCAATATAAAGCGCAATATTTGGCCACGGAGAAGTAGAACCACCTTGTGTTACTTTTACTATAACTGGTGTTGCTGATGGTAAATTATCCAGTATCAATTTGCTTCCAACTGGATCTGTTATTGTGATTAAAGCAACAGAGCCAGTATCTACGTTGTGTGTAAAGATAGTTGGACCAGAACCAGAACCAGTTACACTAACCTCGTTAGTAGTAAACTTTTGAGATAGTACCTGAGGAGATATTACCCGAGAACCAGTTATCGTTCCCGTGATGCTTATAGTGTTTGGTGTATCGTTTACTCTACCAGCACCAACTACTTTAATTGCACCTTTGATAGCCTGGACTATAGTTACCTTACCAATATTTTGCACGAGTTCTGCTGGCCCAGTTGGTCTTACATTTTCCCATCCGCCTGCTATTGTAGGGCTAACATAGAGCGTGTCACCTACGGTTATTGAATTACCATCTGAATCTACTGTAGTATTAAGTGACTTTGTTAAACCAAGGCCATATATGTTACCAAAGCTTACAACCTGTACTGGGTTACCTAATGTGGCGTCTTGATAAGCAAATCCAAACGCTGGCATTGTAGACAAGCTATCAGACTGCGCTTTTTTAACTAGCGTGTTACCTCCTGATTCGCCAGAAATATAAACAACGTCACCAAAAGAAAGGGTTTCATCTGCTATAGCTGCAAATCTAATTGCACCATCAACATCACCCATGAAATTAGCCTCTGCACTTGGCCAGTTATCAAGCATTACGTTACCGTCTACATCGATACTTACACCCGTTGTGTCTTGGATTATCTTTCCTGTTGAGCCTTGGAATATTGGTATAGACCTATCAACTGAAGACGCAGGGCCAGTTACATCACCTGAGGTAGACCAAGTATTGTCACCACGAAGAAAGGTTGTCGCATCTGCTGTTCCTGTTGCAGACAAGTCCACGGTCCCAATGCTAACTGAACCAGTTGCGGCAGCGTTTGTGGTTACATTTATAAATGTACCAGCAGTCGATGTAAAATCTGTTACACCACCGCCACCACCGCCGCTACCTAGATTAGCTACATCTTGAAGTGTAGTTGTCTTAGTAGAATACGGATTTAATGTATCATCCGTGTCAGCTATATTAACTACTTCATTTCCTGTTAAAATACCTTTTCTAGGGTATTGATAATTTATTGCCATTACGCTTTATATTTTTTGTTTCCTTCGGACTTAGTTCCATTACCATCATTGCCTCTGTTCTTGCCCTTCAACTCCCATCTTCTATCTTCATGATCCCAATCTCTATCAGATAACCAAGCCTTAGCTTCTGAAGCGGAATTAAACTTTTCAGTTAAGCTCTTAAGCTTCGCTCTTCTACGATTCTGATTTGCAGCCTTCATCTTTCTTCTACGAGGCGTCAGAGCAGCCGCTAAATCTCTTTTAGCTTTAGCCGCCTTTGCTTTCTGACTTAATTTCTGTGCCATTATTTTTTATTTTTAAATAAACGCATCTCTGCATTGTATTCATTCTTACTTAAATTCTTATTACCTGTACCATCTGATCTATTAATTGTAGCGTAATTTTTATCGCTTCCAGATGTAGTCTTATATGGCTTATTGTATTTTGGTGCACGAGATTTTACAGTGCTATTATTTTGTGATGATGACAATGCAGCTTTTTTTGTAGGCATTTTAGCCATATCAGATCTATTACTTTCTATAGGTTGCTTAGGTTTTGGACGATACGGTAATTCAAATGTAGAATAGCGGTGACGGCTACGACCTCCACCATCATAATATATCTTACTCTTAACAGTATCTTTATTACCTAAGCTCTTATCTGTTCTCTTTAATGTCTTAATATCCTGAGCAACACCCTTAACACCACTATAAGATTCATATGGCTTACTATTGAGGTCACCTGTACTACCTTCTACATTTGTATAATAATTATGATCCGTATATGGATTATCATCGACAATCATATTAGGGGTTCTCAAAGTATTGATAATATTCTCTGTTGCATTGTGCGCAGCTAAGCTATCATTATACATTTGTGTTCGTTTAGCGTAGTCAGCATCGTCTTTAGCTACATAAGGTTTTACACCTTCACCAACTTGACGAGGACCATTTATTTTTCTATTTAACCATGTTTGTCTCATCATGTTATTTATTTTTTAAACTTCTCAAAGCTAACAAATTGGTCTTTATTCAATACTTTGTTACCTCTTCTATCTCCAAAATTTACTTCTCCATATTTTTTATAATCCGCACTATTTTTTTTAGGATTGGGATTGTATAGAGATGTAGTGAATTTTCTAGACGTTAATTTTCTATCAATAATTTTCGGAGATGCTAACTTACTACTACCTTTAAGTATAGGCATCTTTTCTAAACCCTTAAGTATTACTTCCTGTTTAGGTTTATCAAAAAAAACCGCCTTCACATACCCATCTGATTGTATAAAAGAAGTTGGTTTTATTGATTTATTTTTCATACTACTATATCCAGGAGTTCCAGGGCCTACTACACCCGCTGGCCTAGTAGTGGCCGTAGGGGGTGTATAATTCATATAATGCCGCTTTTTAGACGGGTCTCCTAAATCTGAAGCATACTTTACATTGGTAACAGGCTCTGCCCATTTTCTACCCCTTGAAATAATTTCTTGCTTACTTAGTAAAGGTTCGGGCTTATACTCAACTCCTCTTGCCCTTTGCCATTCCCTGTCCTCATCAGAAAGTCTACTTTGATACTCTGCCTCTCCAGCCCTGTTCCTATCATCCTCATACTTAAATTGTTCATAATATTCATTATTACTATTATTATATGAAGCTAAACTATCACTGTGCGACTGAATCCTTGGGTCGTCACGGTCATATGTTACATAAGGTTTTACACCACCTTTTTTCTTATCACCTCCACCAACTTGACGAGGACCCTGGATCTTTCTATTTAACCATGTTTGCATTGTAACTGTTTTTATTATACTTATATACTTACACATTAACGAAGATATTCAAAACTATGACATTAGCCCCCTACTATACTATCTATAAGGCTATTGTCACACTTTTTTTGTAGAGAGTATTTAGATGTAGAGAGT